TTACAACGAATGGTACAGACTTCCACAGGAGCCATAGACTCCGCTGGTGTACAAGGATCAATCAATGGTGACGCTACTGCCGCAGGGATTAGTATGTCCTTGGGTGCAATAATTAAACGTCACAAACGTACTTTGATTAACTTCCAGCAGTCCTTCTTGATACCTTTTGTAAAAAAAGCTGCTTGTCGTTACATGCAGTTTGACCCTGAAAACTATCCTGTAGCGGACTACAAGTTTAACGCTACGTCCTCTTTGGGTATTATTGCCAGAGAGTACGAAGTAACACAACTAGTCCAGTTGTTACAAACTATGTCTCAGGATTCACCTTTGTATCCTACACTCATACAGTCAATTATTGACAACATGAACTTGGCTAATCGTGAGGAACTACAAGCTAAACTACAACAAGCCATGCAGGAAGGACAACCTTCTCCGGAAGAACAACAAATGCAAATGGCTGTACAACAAGCTCAGTTGGCTTTCCAAGAATCACAAACAGCAGCCCTACAAGGACAAGCTGCGGAATCTCAGGCCAGAGCAAGTAAAGCTATGATGGAAACACAGCTAGCTCCTCAGGAACTTGAAATTGATAAAATTAAAGCCATAACCACCAACATTAAGGAAGGTGACGGCGACGACAGGGAATTTGAAAGAAGAATGAGAATAGCTCAGTCTTTGCTCAAAGAAAAAGAACTGGAACTTAGGTTTCAGCAACAACCATCTACAGCACAACAAGGAGTAGGTAATGGTAGTCAGCAAGCAGGAACTGATAGACCTAGTGGAACAGATCAACAGCAAGTTCGACCAAATCTTCAAGAGGTTGGAGGAGCTGGAGGAGTTTAATAAAAACTGTTCCTGTGGTAAGGTAAAAAGTACAGGTAGGAAAAAAGCAAATGCTTAAAAAACGAAAGAAAGAAAACCCCATTAGAAAAACAACAGGTCCGGGTGGTAACTACAGAAAAACTAAAGATGGTGCAGGAATGACTGCAAAAGGAGTCAGAGCGCACAGAGCAGCTAACCCCGGATCTAAGTTACAAACTGCCGTAACTGGTAAAGTTAAAAGAGGCAGTAAAGCAGCTAAAAGACGTAAATCTTTTTGTGCTAGGTCTAAAGGGTGGACAGGAGAACGTGGAAAAGCAGCCAGAAGAAGATGGAGATGTTAAATGCCCAGAGGTTTGTATTCTAATATTCATGCTAAACGCAAAAGAATTAAAGCGGGTTCAGGGGAAACCATGAGAAAACCCGGCTCTAAAGGTGCGCCTACTTCTAAGGCGTTTAAACAATCAGCTAAAACAGCTAAAAAAAGAAGGAAGTAATTATGCCTACAGTTAACGGTAAAAAATATCCATATACAGTTGCAGGTAAAGCAGCAGCTAAGAAAGCAAAGCGTTCCCAGAACAAAAACGCCAGTAAAATGCGTAGAACTGGACCCAGAGGACGTTAAAATTAAATGGTTTTTGAGTCCATTGCAGCAATTACAGCCGCTCTGAGTGCTGTTAATGGGCTTATAAACCAAGTCAAGGAATCAGGTGGGCATATAAATTCCGTTTTGGACCGTATGCAAGCCATAAATAGTGGTATGCAACGGTTGGAAATAGAAAAACGTGAGTCATTAGTACAGCCTTTAACGCCTCAAGAGGCTTTAAAACTATCAATGGCTAAACAGCAAGTTAATCGCTTCCACGAAGAACTCCGAAACATGGCAGTTTTATCCAGAGATCATCAAAAATTTGTAGATGAATACTTTAGGATTATGGAGGAATCACGTAAACAGCATGAAGCTAGTGTAAAAGCCATAATTGAAAAGAAAAAAGCCAGAAAACAGCTACTACACGACCTGTTTATTTGGACTTCCGTATCAGGAATAGGGTTAATTATAGGTGCAATTATAATAGCTCTAGTTATTGCTATGTTAACATGACAATTAAGCTTGACATTTAACAAAAAATATGATATAATAACAAGGTATTCTTAACAATAAGGTAAAATACCAAAATGAACAAAGACTTAGAAGTATATTTTGATAATTATTTTGAAATGTTCCGAAGTGAAGGCTGGAAACAACTTTTAAAAGACTTTCAGCAAAATATTGTCAATATTAATTCAGTTGAACAGACTACGGACGCTGATAACCTTCATTTTAGGAAGGGCCAGCTAGCTATATTAGCTACCATAGTCAACCTAGAAAATCAAATGGACAATGCACACAAAAACGCATTGGAAGAAGAGGAAAAATCCTCAGAGGAAGAGGAAACCTTAGCAGAAGAAACAAATGAATAAATTTGTTTTGTATGACTTCAGATGCAAAAAAGGGCATGTCTTTGAAGAGCTAGTAACAAGGTCCACCCACACTACTAGGTGCAGTTGTGGGTTGGAAGCAGAGCGAATAATCTCTCCCATACGGAGCCAGTTAGAAGGCATAAGTGGGGATTTTCCTGACGCAGCAGACCGCTGGGTTAAGAATAGAGAATCGCACATCAAATATGAACGTAAAATGAGTTCATAGCCCTCCACAATACTATAAGGTACGGAGTTTAATAATGGCTAAAATTATAGATCAAGAGCGTCAAGAAACAGTTGAAGAGACTACTCAAGAACCTGTACAAGAAGAGCTTACATTGGATCAGGCAGTTGTTAGTGAGGAACCACAACAACCACAACCTGACGAAGTTGAAGAACTTCCTGAAAAGTACAAAAATAAATCTGCACAGGAACTTGTCCAAATGCACCAAGAAGCTGAAAAGCTTTTGGGCAGACAAAGTTCTGAAGTGGGTGAATTACGCAAGGTAGTTGACGACTACATCCAGACACAACTCACAAAGGAAACAGCACCGACTCAAACAGTCGAAGAGGAAGTAGATTTTTTTACTGACCCTGAAAAGGCAGTACAGAAAGCAATAGAGAATCATCCTAAGATTAAAGAAGCTGAAAACATTAATCAGGAATACAGGAAGACGACAGCTTTAGCACAACTAAAACAACGTCACCCGGACATGGAGCAAATACTCCAAGATCCAAAGTTTGCTGAATGGATTAAAGCTTCCAATATTAGGACTCAGTTGTTTGTCTCAGCGGACAAAGAGTATAACCATGAAGCTGCTGATGAGCTTTTTACTTTGTACAAAGAACGTCAGGAAGCGGTTACTCAGACTGCTGTGGCAGAGAAGCAGGACAGAAAACAGGCAATTAAGAGTGCTAGTACAGGCTCTGCCAGAGGTTCTTCCGAAGCTTCCCCAAAGAAAATTTACAGACGACAAGACATTATTAGACTTATGAAAAACGACCCTGATCGTTATGCGTCTTTGTCGCAGGAGATATTAAAGGCGTATGAAGAAAAGAGGGTCAGATAATAGTACTTAGGAGGTACTAACAATGACTGATTCAACATATCCTGCCACTGGTGGTTTTGTAGACAACACCAGCGCAGCAACCTTTATACCAGAAATATGGAGTGATGAAATTATCGCTGCATATCAGAAGAACCTAGTTCTTGCTCCTCTGGTTAAAAAAATGTCTATGACAGGTAAGAAAGGCGACACAATTCATGTGCCTAAGCCTGTTCGTGGTGACGCTCACGCGAAAGCAGAGAACACCGCAGTAACCGTTCAAAATGCAACTGAATCCGAAGTTCAGGTTTCAATTAACAAGCATTATGAATATTCACGTCTTATTGAAGACATTACTGACGTACAGGCTCTGTCCTCTCTACGTCAATTCTACACGGAAGACGCTGGTTACGCCCTAGCAAAGCAAGTAGACTCTGATCTACATGGTTTGGCTACTGGCCTTGGTACTTCCGGTACTTCAAGTACTACGTATCTAAACAATGCTGGTACTTTCTTTAACGATGCCTCAAACGGTCTTTCAACTTACACAGCGGACACTGTTGTTTCTGCGGACGTATTTGAAGACGACGCTTTCCGTGGCATTATCCAGAAGCTAGACGATCAAGACGTACCTATGGATAACAGACATTTTGTTATTCCTCCAGTGTTGAGAAACACTATTATGGGTATCTCACGATACGTTAGTTCTGACTTCGTTAATAACTCTACGGTTGTTAACGGTAAGATTGGACAGCTTTACGGTATTGACGTTTACGTTAGCACCAACTGTCCTACTGTTGAAGCTGCTGGTGATAACTCAGCTAGCTCAGTGGACTCTCTTGGAGCCTTGTTGTTCCACAGAGATGCAATGGTTCTTGCGGAGCAAGTCGGTGTTAGATCACAGACTCAGTACAAGCAGGAATGGTTGGCTAACCTGTTTACCTCTGACACCCTCTACGGTGTAGCGGTACTCAGACCAGCTTCAGGTTTGACTTTGGTTGTACCTGCCAGCTAATAGAAACAGGGGCTACTAGTAATAACGCTAGTAGTCCCTTTTTTATATGATAGATCCAGTTGCCTCAACAACACCCATAGGTACATGGGCTAAACACAACACAGTGGAAGTCGTTAAGCATGACAGAAAGCATGGCGAACAACATAGACTCCAGACAGTGTTTAGGACTATTTATTACGAATTTGCAGACGGAAGAGTTCAGTTAAAAAATTATACTTCTCAAAACTCAAGCATAGACCTTAAAGCATAATCATGTTAAAAATGTTAATAGGCCCAATTAGTGAATTAGCAGGAACTTTCCTAAAGAATAAAGCTGCTGAAAAACAGGCTGTACATGATTCTAAAATGAGGCGTATACAGGCTGACGCTGATTGGGAAACTACCCAAGCGGAAGCATCAAAGAACTCTTGGAAGGACGAATGGTTTGCTTTAGTTTTAAGCTTGCCACTCATAGGAGCTTTTATACCTAGTATGGTTCCTTACGTACAGGAAGGATTTAACGTGTTATCAACAATGCCCGATTATTACAAAGCATTTTTAGGAGGTGCGATAGCTGCTAGTTTTGGTATAAAAAGCATGTCTTCTTGGAGTAAGAAGTAATGAAGTTTTTAGAATGGATTTATGAATTTTTAAAAGGACATGGACGTGTAATACCCGGAACTGTTTATGGAAAATGGAACCCAATTCCTATAGGAATGTACGCTGAATATCTTATTGAGCAAATGGGAGCTACTCCGGGTCAAATCCAAGAACATATTGAAAGTGTTATTGAACCGGAAGTAGAAAAAGATTTACCTTTTATTTATATTCCGGACATAAATGAAGATCCAACAAAGGGTCATTATATAGACAAAACTACAGGACAGATATATACTCAAGAACAATGGGGTTTAATAGGTCCAATATACACAGCCTTAAAAAAAGGTGAAATAACTGAAGACGAAGCCTACGAACAAATAGGTCAAGTTCCTAACATTACAGGACAAAGCCCAACAGCAGAACAAGAAGATGAAGAAGTAGATGATGATGGTGACGGTGAAGATGAAGTAGTAGATATAGACGATGATGACACTATTAAAGATTTAGTAGACGATACTACTGATGATGATACTACAGACGGAGAAGAAGAAGAAGAAGAAGAAGAGGAGGAGGAGGAAGAAGAAGATAATGACCAAGACAAAGAACCTAAAACTAATGTATGGAGAGATGCATTAGAACAATGGAGAAAAGAAGCAAGAGAAAAAGCTAAAGAACAAGAAAGAATAGAACAAGAGAAACTTGCTGAACAAAGAAGACAAAAAGGATACGACGATTTAACCAACACTGGTAAATCTATTTTTGATAAAATGGTGGAAATGGGCTTAGATCCAGATGTAAATAGTATTCAATACAATTACACTGGATTTGGAGATTTTGGGCCAAACTATAGAAATATTTCTAGATTTTTTAAAAATTATGGAACATGGAAAAAAGAAAAAGCTTTAGAAAATTTAGCTAGAATTAACAGTCAATTTACGGACGTGTCTACTGCTGGAGATACAGCAGTTACTTTTGAAGGTAAGACTTATACTTATGACACTGGTACTGGTAAATGGAGTGTTTGGGTAGGAGACTTATTAGAAGGTTCTATATTATACCATATTAACAGAGACACTGGAAAAGTTGACGATTTAAGACCTGACACAGACGGAGACGGAATAAGAGATCCAGACGACGCTTTTCCTGACGATCCTAACGAATCTGTAGATACTGATGGTGATGGAGTAGGTGATAATTCCGATATTGCACCGGACGATCCTGATACACAAACTCAAGCACAAATAGACCAAAGAGAACAAGATAGATTAGACGAAATAGAAAGAACAAAGGATACTGATGGGGACGGAGTTCCGGACGTAGATGATGTTGCACCGGACGATCCTAATATACAAACGCAAGAACAGTTAGATGAAATACAAAAAGCCATTGATGATGCAAAGGACACAGACGGAGACACCATACCGGATAAAGACGATGCTTTTCCCAATGATCCTAATGAATCTGTGGATTCCGACGGAGACGGAGTAGGAGACAATTCTGACTATGATCCTAATGATCCTAATGTTACTGTAGAGCCTGAACCAACTACAGATCCAGACCCAACTACAGATCCAGATCCAACTACAGATCCAAATCCAACTACAGATCCAAACGATGACGGAGATGATACTGGAACCGGAGATGGAAATGGAGATGGAACCGGAAATGGAAATGGAAATGGAAATGGAGATGGAGATGGAGATGGAGATGGAGATGGAGATGGAGATGGAGATGGAGGAGCTGGTTTAGCAGGTCTTGGAGGTTTTGGAGGCGGTAAAATTCAAAGTTTATTTGAAAAATATTTACCTCCTGAAATAGTAAATCCAGTAGCTCCAGTACAATCAGCTAAAATGTACGAAACACCTAGACGTATCTCCATAGGAAGTTTATTTGAGGACTATTTATGAGTACAACATATTTAACAATAGTTAACCACGTTCTTAGACGTATGCGTGAAAATGAAGTATCTAATGTTTCAACTAATAATTACTCTAAAATGGTAGGGGACTTTGTTAATGACGCTAAAAAGGAAGTACAAAATGCACATGATTGGTCTGCATTAAGAAGCGTAGTAACAGTCAGTACTTCCTCAGGAACTAGTGAATATTCCATAACAGGC